AAGACAATGAACTATAAACGTTTGTACCTGTACCTTGTATAAGAGCAGAAGTAGAACCTGCAGTTGTTAAAGTTAATCCTGCTGCCGTCAATGCTCCTGTAAATCTTCCTGTACCACTAACATCTAAATCATAAGATGGACTTCCTGTTTTTATTCCAACTCTATTATTTGTACTATCTACAAATAAAGTATTTGTGTCTATAGTTAAATCACCACTAAATGAAGCACTTGTACCACTTAATCCACCATACAATGTCATATTAGCACCACCACCAGCACCTAAATTAGCTATCTGTGTTCCACTATTAGCATTAATACTTAAACCTCCACTTGTAGATGCTTTTATTTGTGGAGCAACAATAGTATCTGAAAAAGTCTTAGCACCTGCAATAGTTTGTGTTCCTGTTGTAATTAACCCTCTTGCAGTTGCACTTGCATCTGGAATGTTTAAAGTAATTACCGGAGTTGTACTACCATTAACTACACTAGAAGAAACATCTGTTCCTGTTGTACCTAATGTTAAAGCAGCAACCGAAGTAACTGTTCCCATCGCACCACTTGACCTCTGCCAAATACTACCACTATAAATAACATAATCACCAACCGCAAAAGAAATACTACCTGCGCCAAAGTTTACACTACCTGCAACATTACATATATAAACATCACCGGTATCACCTGTTCCATTTGCTAAAGTAGGAGTATTTGTTGAAGCATTCCACATACCTTTGTACTCCATAAGACTTGCAGGTAACTGAGATACAGGTACTTTACCGGCACTATCTAAAGATGCGTAACCATTTGAAACTCCTATCTCACTTCTTAATTGGTAAGTATTTAACAAAGCCTGACTAGGGAAAACCTCTACATAAGCACTACCACTCCATAAATAAAGTTTGCTTGTGTCTTTAGCACAATATAAAATATTAACTTGTCCTACTGCAGGGAAAGCAGCTCTATTTGCATAGAAGTCAACTAAAGAACCAAATAAAAAAGCAAGTTGTTGTAGTGTAACCTTTTTAGCTAAGCCTGTTGTAGGGTCAGCTACTATAGTTAAATCTGTAGCATCTGGTGCTAGGTCAGTTGATAATTGATTAATTTTTTTAGATTGCATTTTCAGGTATTTGACAAGTGTCGTTTAACGAACTTAATGTTAATGTAATATCGATTTTTATTCCGGCTAATGAATCAGGGTCGCTTTCAGTATAAAATGTAATTGGCATATTATCATTAGCTATCCAATTATATATTGGGTCTCTAAACTTTGCTACCATATCTTGACCTATTAAAGTCATATCACTAAGTACCTCAGTTTCGTTTGTTTCCTCCATTAGCATTCTATCCATAACATAGATAGAAAAATTGTATTGTATTTGCTTTGCTAAGATTTGAGCATTAGTTAATGTAAAAAACATAGCAGGGTAAGTTATCTCACCATTACTTAGCCTTTCCCAAACATCACCAAAGTACACAAACTTAATTTGCTTGTGATTGTTTCCGAATGCTGTTATTTGTTTTACTAACTGATTTAGTGTTAATGCCATCTTTTTTTGTTTTTTCTAAATAAACTTTTAACTTAGTTTGATTTTTAATGTTAGCTTCTTTGCTCATATTAACAACCTATTTTACCTTGATATTTTTTCTCTAAGTTCTTACTATCATAACAACTATCATCCTCTAAATATAAAGATGAAGTGTAGCCTTCAAGGTCAGGAACTACAGTATCTATTCCACTTGTAAAGTTTAAATACTCTGGGTAGATAACATTGTTTTGTCTTAAATACTTTATCATTCTTTGCTTGTAAAACTCTGCTCTTGCTCTGTATCTATTAGCGACATCAATCATATCTTGCATAGAAGGATTCTCTGTATTATCGCCATTCTTTCTAAGCAATCCCTTGTTATAGAATTGATATGATAAACCCATAGGTAATTCACTCATTACATAATACACTAGACAATCCGTAATGTAATTATTTAATAAAATAGTTTCATTAGCATTTAAACTAGAACCATTAATAGCACTTTGTAATTTATTATATAATGTGCTACCTAGAGCAGGCATTATATACATATCTTGCGCGGTCTTAATTTCTGGCAATACTAATTTCTCATCCACGTTTGCGTGTAAGCCTGTTCTATCCTTGATACTTTGTACCGATATAAATAATGTATTTAATGACATTTCTTTTTTATTTTTTTCTTGTTACTACATTTGTGCGCCATTCGTGTCTGCAAGATTCACTTATTACACCACCATCGTTCCACCAACCGCCTCTTCTATCCCATACTGAATAGCCTAATCTTGCACTCATCATTTCAATATCACTTCTGCTATATACTTTATTAGCACCTAATAAAGCCTTACAAAAAGGTCTGCTATTACTAATGTCACTATCATTAAACCCTGGTATCCATTCATAAGAATAACGAACTAAAATCTCTGTAGTCTGTGGCTTTGTTTCACCAACCGCCTTACTTAATGGCTGCGTTAATTCTCTTGATACAATAATATTGCTATTAATTCCTTTACCTATTTTAGTTTCTTTAACCTTTAATATTTTTCTATCCTCTAAGTCTTTTAGAACTGTATTTATAGTATCTACATTTTCATCTAAAACCTCTGCCAATACTTCCGGTGTAATATCTTTTTGCTTGCTAATTTGGTCTAATATGTCCGATTCTAATTGGTTAACATCTGCAAACATATAAAAGTCGGTCTCATCATTAAAACGTTTTTTAGATTTCCAAACATTAAACGATTCTTTATTCTCACCAAACTCAAAGAATACACTAAAATCTTGTGCAGCAAACTCAGCTTCTAATTCATCAGAGCCTAACCAGGTATTAACTTCTTCATCACTTAAAGCATAGCCTGTTTTAAGCATTGCAGTAGCTTGTTCTCTGTTAATCTTACCATTTGTAAACTCACGAATAATGCGCTGCATATTTTGCCACTCACGACCTTTTAAACCTTTAATATGCTCGTTAACAGATAGGTTCTGTATTGGTACAGAAGCATCTTGCATAGGCGCATATTTAGTCATATCAATACCTAATTTTTCTAATATCCATTCTTTAGGTGCAATACTAGAAATAGTTTGTTCACTAAATTCAATTCCAACCGGTTCTGTAGGGATAATCTTAATTTCACTTGTAACACCTTTTAATTTAGCTAACATATTAAACACACTTTCTAGGTGCATTTGTTTTGCGTTAACATAAGTGTTTTTAAATATCTCGTAACCATCTCTCATCTCAGTTCTGCTTCCTAGCTTACCTGCTTCGGCAATACCCATAATAGATGGAGTAGTAACTTGATGTCCTGAAAATATATTAGTTTGAATTAAAGCATCTACTCTACCAAAATCTTCTTTAGTTAAATCACTTGTACCTAAGTCATCTACGATAGGCTTTCTAGATATATCATTTACAAAAGCAATCATATACTTTTTACCATCCGCACCACTATAAGTCTTTCTTAATCTATTATCTACATTACGTTTCTCTTCATCACTAGGTTCGCCATTAGGTAAAGTAATAAGTTTACTAGCAGAAAACCCTGTCTGTGCGTTACCTAAGATATGCTTAGATACTTCAATGTCAGATTCAATATAGTTTAATGCTGCAAAATAACTAGGCAATCCATAAATACCAATATTAGGTCTGTACTCTTTTACATAAAGGATTTGCTTACCATTTGGTTGTTTAGTGTTAAATGCACGAATAACATCTGGTTTAACCTTGTTATCTTTCCAATCTTCTTTATACCAATATTGAGTATTATCTTTATTAGTTCTAATCTTAGTATAATCACAATGCCATAACTCTGCAATATTTCCTGATAAATCCCATATAACTTCTATATAAGCACCACCAAATATCTCAATATCTAAAGATACCTTTCTAGTTAAATCATTTAAAGATTCAACTCTATTAGCTCTGTCTATAAATGCTTGTGCATCCGCTTCGCCACTCCAACCATTGCCGGTAATATAATGTACCTTGCTTTTAATAATAGCACTATGCTTACTTGATTTGTTATATAAATCAACTATATAATCTGGGTAATCGTTGTTCTCACCATATTTAATGTAGCCGCCATCAATACCCTTCTTTTCTTTAAATTCAGGTTGTCTGGCTTCCGCGAATGTTAGTACTCTTAAATCTATCATTGTCTAATTGTATAAGTGTCTGTTGTTGTATATTGATTATAGGTTAGGGTAGAACCTGAAAGCCACATAATGCCTGTTTCTAGCTTATTTAAGCCACTAGGATTTGTGTTTGATGTACTTGCCTGCTCATATATTTCATAGGTGTATTGACCCTCTAATTCGTTTAGAAAATATGTGTTTGTAACAATGCTAAATTCATTGTACCTATTCTTGTACAAACTTGTATCATTAGCAAATAACTTGACAAACTTAACCTCTAAATTTGTACTTCTGTTAGTAAATACAAATAAATAATTTGGGCTTGTCAATAACTGCTTTTCAGTTAATGTTAACACAATCGTATTAGTTTGGGCTTTTGTTAAATGTATCATCTATTAATAAATAGTAAAAAGATGAATGTTTGCAAAACACTATAGTAATGTTATAACTTGACTTATGTTATAACAAAGTAAGTCAATAACTTGACTTTTTGACTTATATGCGTATATATACGAATAAATACGGATAAAAAAAACCCCCACCTAGAGAACTAAGCAGGGGAACTAAACTATGAAAAACTACAAACTTCTATCCTGCAGTTGTAAGAGCAGCAGCTACCGCACTATTAACCTCTGGTGCTAAAGCAGGTTCTGCTCCGGCAAAGGTTAAAGTATATCCGCTTCTATCTCCCTCAGCAGTACCACTTGTAGCACTACCTGCTGTTAAGTCTAATGACCTTGTTTTACCAAGCATAAAGAACTTACCATTGTTGTCTTTAGCAACAGCAACCAATCTATTTTGAGCCAATAAAAGAATTTCGTTTCTTGTATTTGCTTGTAATTTATTTAAAATTATTGTCAATTCAGGAGTAAAATATAAAGTACCATTTTGAACACTTGATGCTACATTCTCTGTAAACATTGATGTTCCTTTTGTTAACTCATATTTATAGAACCTCTTGCCTGCTGCTTTTACTAAAGCGGTAATAACACCACTTGCTTCGGTAGTAGAGGTAATATCTGAACTTGCAATAAAATAAACTTCCGTAATTCCACCTAAAGAATCACGACAATCTAGGGTATATCCCTGAGTAAGTGCGCATGGCATATTTTGTCTATTTTATTTATTAAAAAATGGGGAGTATATTTCAACTCCCCTTATAATTAAATTGCTACTTTAACGATTTCATCAGGGAATGCTACGTTTACACCCATTTTGAACTCGGCTGCAAAACGAACTTCATCAGCTTCTTTAGCAAAGAAGATTTCAAACTTCTCTTCTTCATTAAGTAAATCTGTTCCTAAGAACAAGTTGCTTAAACGCATTGCGTAAACATCATTTGTTCCGTTCAAACCTTGTAAAGCTACTACTTTAATAGAAGTACCTGGTAATACAAATTCGCTATCAGCTTTACCATCAAAAGCATAATTGAACATATTAGCGTTCTTTAATGCAATAGTGTAAGTTCTGAAAGTATCTTGACCACAAACGATAACCATATCATCAGCAGCTACTACTTTAGCAGGGATTGCTTTGTAAACACCATCAAATAAACTGATAACGTTAGTTGAACTAATAGAAGTCAAAGGCGCACCAGAAATAAATCCAGATACGTTTGCATCAACAACACCAGAAGCAGCACCGATTAACTTAACAAAACCATCGAATTTGTTTAAGTTACCATTAGCAGAAGCAGTATCACCTTGCCATAATGCAGTCTCTAATTGAGATGCAATAGTTTGCGCTTTTCTTTCGCTATATTCTTGCTCAAAAGGAATTGAATCATATTGGCTACCTGTTGGTAAAGCCTTTTGTAAATACTTAGCTTCTAATGCTTTAGGGCATAAAGCCTCTTGTACTTTAATCTTACCTACTGTTACTGTTCTTTGAGTAAAAGTAGTTGTACCACTTGCATTCCAACCGCAAGTACCACCTGCTTGAAAGAAAGCATCTGAATCCATAATGTTAATAGTCTCTGCGGATTTAACTCCAACCATAACGTTACCTGCACTCTTAATAAGAGCAGCAGTTTTTGCACCTAATACAGAAGAAGTCACCAATAATGCTTCGTTCTCTTTAGTATAATTTGTTAATGAACCAACTGAAAATGCCATTGTTTATTAATTTATTTGTTTAAAATTGCGTTTCTATATTTTTCTAGTCTATCATACTTAGTATCATTGTTTGATACATAAGATTGAAAAGCATTTGCTGATTTTTGAGTAGGTTCAGCAGTTGGGGTATTTGAAAGTGCTTCTACTAATTCAGCTACTTGTGCAAAACCTTGTTTTACTTTATTCTCTAACTCAGCAATTTTTGCTTCTAATTCTATTTTTTGTTCTGCAAACATTTCTGCCATAGCAGTTGTGTCTTGTGCAGGAGCAACAGGAGCAGCAGGTGCTACCGGTTCTTCTTCTATAACATCTTCTTTAGGAGATGCGATTTCTATAATAACACCTAACTCATCAACTTGAATAGAAGTACCATCCATTAATTGATGCTCGCCCATTGGAGCAGGAGTGCCATCTGCTAATTCTACTTTACCACCGATTTCTAATGCAGAAATCATAACCTTAGTTCCGTCAGCCAAAGAGTATTCAGCCATTTCTACCTTTGTAACTTCTGGTGCAATAGGTTCAGCAGCAGGAGCAACTAATGCTTCTTGTGGTGCTACTTGTTGAACATCTTCAAATAATGCTCTAATTTGTTGTATCGCCTCTTTTGTGGTCATCTTTATTTTTCTTTAAATGTTAATAAATAATATTGTTTATCACTTAAGCCTTAATAGAACTTAAGATGTCTTTAATCTTTTGCATCTTTACTTCATCTTTAGATTGTTTTGGAGTATAATTAAATATCCCTTCTATAGAGAATCCTTTAATTGTACCATCTTTAACTTTATTCCATACTTCTTCATTTTCTACTAACATAGAAACAAACCAACTGCCCTCTGGTGCATCTTCAAATCCTTTCATTGGTGCTATGCCTCTTGACTTATCACTAATAAAACTTTCAAACATTGTTACACCACTTTCGATTTGGTTAGGGTCGTGCATTAAGTTTACGTTGTTCTGATATCCTTTCTTAAAATACTTTTGAGCAATCTTAACAATAGTGTCTTTAGAAAAAGCAACATAATAGTCGCCAAAGCTAACATCACTACGAAAAATTGGAGTATCAGCCAACATAGCGCAACCGCTAATAATATGCTTATCTTCACTAATAATTTCAAACTTCTGTTGATTTTTAAACGCATTCCAATTTTTTTGAATGGCAGGTCTATCTACCAAAGCGACATATTGAACCTCTGCATCATCGTTAAGGTCATCACTTATGTCTAACATATATAAAGGTAATTCCATACTCATAAATAGTAATTTTTTAAATATTAACTAAATCTTGCTCTTTGTCTTATTGCAGTTATTCTTTGTTGGTTACTTGTAACATCACTTTCAATCACATAAGCCCTTACTGCTTGGTTGCCTATATCATTTATAGATTGTTGATTTAATTGAGTTACTTGTGCTGTTGGTATTTGTGGAATCATTGGTGATTGAGTTGATATTGAAGGAATACCACCACCACTACCACCTCCTGCTGCTGCTGAATTTATTGATGAAATACCTTGTGCAGATGCAGCAATAACAGAAGCAATAGATAATGCACCACCTATTCTTGCAGGAACAAATGCAGGGTTTGGAATACCTGGTGGTAATATAGCAGGTACACTCATCATTTGTGTAATAATTTTAGCAATAGCAGCACCCTTTTCAATTAATAATCCTGCAATAGCTACTGCCTTGCTTTTACCTGCTATTTGTCCTAATAAGTTTCCTGCTTGTTCAGCAAATCCAATATATTGTAATTGTAAATTTATTCTAGCTTCTTGTTCTGCTTTTTTACTTGCAGTAATATCCTTGTCAATATCCCTCTCCATCTTAGAATACTTTGAAATTACCTCTATCCTTTCTAATTCTGATAATTCTAAATTTGATAATTCTATAGATTTTTGTTCTGCTATGTATGCTTCTTTATTTGCTAGTCTTTGTTGGTCTGCTTCAAAGTCAATATCTAATAAGCCATTTTTATAATCTAAGTCAGATATTAAATCTTCATTTTTTTGAAACTCTATTGCTCTTTTTTTAGCTGCATTTTCTTCATCTAATTTTAATAAATCTTGTTGTATTTTAACTTCAAAATCTTGATTAGCTTTTATGCTTGCATCATTTCTTTCTTGCTCTTTTAGTCTATCCTCTATTCTTTTTTTATCTCTTGCTTCTTTTTCTTTTTGAGCATTCTCATTATTCTTTTTAATTCTATTAGCTTCGTTATTATCTAATATAGTTAACTCTGCATTTAAGTCAGCTCTTTTTTGTAATTCTTCATCACTAGAACTTTTAATTAAACTTAATTGTTTTTCAATTCTATCTTTTTTAGCATTGTATATTTCAACCTCTTTACCACCTTGTGATTCTAATATTTTTATTGAATTATCTAAAGATTTAATATATTTATTTATTCCTTCCGTTAATGATTCAGCATCTCTCTTAGCTTGACTTGTTACACCTATAAAATCTGTAATATCTTGTACAATACTTTTTATTTGATTTGCAAATCCTTCTAAACCTGGGAATAAATTATTTAATGTTTCTTTTACTTTCTCAAAGTTCGCTATTAGTAAACCAACTCCTACTGCCAATGCACCTACTCCTGTTGCAATAATAGCGCCTCGTAATGTACTAAACGCATTAACAACTTGTGTTTTAATTACAGTTCCTAAATTCTTAAAGGCATCTATGCTATCCCCAACTGCTTCTAGCCCTTGTGATAAAGCCATCGCAGATTGTACTTTTAATAAAGTCTTTTGCACATTATCACTTTCTGCACCAAATAAACCCATAGCACCTTGAATAGCTGCAAATCCACCTGCTACCCCTGCTAAAGATGTAGTTAATGCTCTAAACTTTTGGTCTGGGTTAAAGGCATCTGTTAATGCTTTCGCATCTCCTATTCTATCTTTAAGTTCTGCTGCTTTCTCTGCTGCTGCTGCTGCTTGTACTGATGTTGCACCAAACTTATCAGATAATGCAACAACCTCTGCTTGTGCCTCTCTAAATTGCTTTTTAAGTGAACCTATGCTACCATCCGCACCGCTAGTATTGACGTTAATATTTAAGTCTAAATTCTCTGCCATTGTTATTTATTTTAAACAGGTATCTAATGCTACCTCTTTCATTATTTTAATATAGTTATAAGAACCAAACATAGGATTGTATTCTGTATTTAACACATCTTCATAAGGTAATCTATCCGTATATGCTCCCTTATAAAAAATTTTATGTTGCAATCCTATCTCGTGCGTTACACCTGAATTGTGAAATATATCGCACTTATCCCATTTCTCAATAGGGTCTGTTCCCCAACAAAAATCAAGTCTAGGGGTTATCTCTACCTCTAAATCGTGATACCAACAATTCCAAAGCATACCCCACATACCGGCAGTAAATTGTTGAATGCCATAGTAACTAGGGTTTTTTTGTACTCTTAATGGTTCACTCTTTTGAAAGTAATCATATAAAGCTATACTATCTGATTCCACCTTTTGCCAGAACTTATAATCAGTTCCTTTAAAAATATATTGTGAACCACCGCTATTTAATCTATGCTTAATAGGTATCTCATAATCTAAGCCAACAATATCGCACATATCATCGTAAACATCTTGTCCTTTTTCTAATATGTAATCACTCCAAATAAAACTTTTAGAATCACTTACATAGTTTATATTGTCTTTCTCTAAGTCGCTAAAATCTACTTGCTTAGTAAATATCATATCGCAGTCGTGCAAAAATACATTCTCGTTTTGTAAATAAGGATATGCTTTGTAATGTTGCTTAACTGCATTCATAATAACAGATGGAATATAACTAGGCATAACCCTTGTATCTTTATACTCAAAAAAAGATATATTATTAAACTTTTCTTTTAGTCTGTTAAACATTAATGTAGTTTCCTCTGCATTAGTCTTATCGTTCAAGTCTTTACTAACTGACAGCAAAACGTGAATATCACTATCAGCAATGCCTACCGCTTTGAAGCTAGTAAGCATCACCTCTAAGTGCCAGGCATAGTAAAGAATCTTTGGTTGTGTGCAAATGTATTTCATATTGTTTTTTTATACTAGATTATTTATATATCCTATAAAGTCGTAGTTAGGGTCTGCACCTGATGTAGCTGTTTGGAAAACATCACTATCAACAGAAGAACCATTAAATGCACCTCCTACATTCGGCCCATAAGTTACACCATCATAAGACCAAGTAGATTGTGGAGCAACAGTTGAGCAGCTTCCTGTACAAGTAGACCTTATTGTTGTGATGTAATAGTAGTAACCTTTTTGTAAGTTTACAGCAGTAACACCATTTGTTGTTCTTGATGCTATTGAACCAAAAGTAACTCCGTCACTTGATTCATAAAGAGTTACGCTACCTGTTGTATTTGACAATTTACTCATTCTTAAATTAGCAGGCCATACCGCAAGAGTTGTAGTTGTTGTTGTTGTACTTGTAGTTGTTGTCGTACAAGTTTGTCCGCCTGATAAAACACTCTCTCTAATTGTAGAAGTTATTTTTACATATCTTGTTCCGTTAGGTTGACTTGCGTAACTTCTTGTACCACCAGATACTAAGCTAACTGCTCCTGCTGCTGCACTTGCAGGGTCTCCATAAGTTGTATTACTTGCATAATATGTAGAGCCATCCCCACCGCTAAAGCTATCTACTGTTATAGTTTGTGTAACTCCTGTACATACAGAACTAATATTAGCATTAACAGGCGCTTGTGTAGTAGTAGTTGTAGTCGTAGTAGTTGTAGCAGGGCAACCTGTTTGTCCTGAATTAACTATTCCTATTTGTATTCCACCTGGATTGCTAAACAATACACTTGTAACTGTTAATGTTGATGGTACACCAGATACAGTTCCAAAAACTCTATCATTAGGTGCTGCATATCCAATATCATAATTTGTTGAATATACTGTTCCACCTCCGTTACAATTTGCTAATTGATACCATACTTGTTGAATAGTAGTGGTAGTAGTAGTTGTACTTGTTGTTGTTGTACAAGTATTTCCACCATTTTTAACTAATGAACGTGAACCAGATGAAACATAAACATATCTTGTACCATTTGGTTGTCCTGTATATGTTCTAACTCCACCTGTTACTAATGTAGTTGCACCTGCTGCTGCTGAACCTGCATCATCATAAGTTACGACATTGGCATAATAGTTTGTACCATCACCACCTGCAAAATTACTGATTGTAATAGTTTGTGTTATGCCTGTACAAGTTGCACTAAAGTCATAAGTTACCGGTGGCAAAGTTGTTGTTGTCGTTGTTGTACTTGTAGTAGTAGTTGTAGGCGCAATAGTTGTTGTTGTCGTTGTTGTGCCTCCACCTGTTGTTGTGCTAGTAGTTGTACTTGTACCTGCAGTAGTTGTACTTGTTGTTGTACTTGTTGCTGCAGTAGTTGTTGTTGTTGTAGTACTTGTTGTTGTTGTAGTACTTGTTGTTGTTGTAGTTACCGGTGGCTCATTTGTTTCAATTACTTTTAACAAACTAACCTTAGTAGTATTGTACTCCATTGGGTTATAACCCATAATATTATTTAACTTAAACAAAACACCATCTATCCATATGTGTTTTGAAAAATCTAAAGTATTAATATCTATTGTATTCAATAAAGCATTACAAGTTAATAGTTTACTATCCTTGCTTGTTATCTCGGCTATATAGTCACTATAGTATGCGTTGAATAGATTTGTAGTAGGGTATGAAGTAGCAGTAATGTAAACCTCTTTAGGCGCACCAAAGTTTAAATCATTGTCAGGTACACCGGCATCGTTAAAATGCAAATGGCCTGCGTATCCGTAGGCCGTTCCTGTTACTAAGTTTGATGAGCCTGCTTGGTTTTTTATATTCCAACTAGCTACACCTGTAATCTTTTGTACTTGCATTATTCTAATAACACTATCTACAGATTGCTCTTTAGTATTGTTATCAGATATTTTTAATATTTGAGTAATTCTTTTATCTCTTCCTGTTGCTTGTACTAAAGGGCTTGATGCAAATATTACCTCAAGTGTTTCTGTATCTTTACTAAAATCATATGCAGTATCGTATAGCCTATCAGCATAGTTCTCATTATATTTCTTTTTATAATTCTCATTGTAATTATCCGTATCATCTTTATATTTGAATTGATAGTATCTTGCGTTTAGTTCACTCATTGGTTTAATGCTCAATGGCTTAGACCTGTCTATTTTATTAGACCAATCTAAAGAAGTAGAACTACCGGTAGAATAAAAATCTATATAAGGTTTTATATAAATCTTTTTGTCTGTGTATATGTCATCATAAACATATAAGTTAAACATCTTACAAATACTTAAAAAGAAATCTCTTTGAAATATCCCTTTAGGTATTGTACTATTTATTTTTATTGCTTCATTATAGTTAACAGGAACTACATCACTACTTGTTGTAGTTAAACTTAAAGAGCCTCCTGATTGAACAACTAAATTATACCCTGTTGAAGCGCTAGTCCAATCTAAAGAGAATGTTAAGCTATCACTTGTGTTAAATGTTATTCCTACTAAATTAATATTAGCAGTAAAATAGTGACCTGGGAATGGCGCGCCTATGTAATAGCTTCCGATTGTTACACCTGCTTTTTTAACGTTAAGAGTAGCTATTCCGCCTGCAGTATAAAGTCCTACTAATTTAAAATCTAAGTTAATTACCTTAGATGCACCTGTATAAATGTATGTTGTTCCTGCATAAGTAAAACTACCTAAAGTTGTATTTGTAAATCCTAAAGGTATTGTAATACCAGAGCCTGTGTAAGTCGTAACATTAGGAGTAGCTGTTAATTGAATATTGCTTATTGTAGAAAGTATCTTTTGATTGTGTGGTATTATCAATCTTTTAAAAGCATCTGTATCTAACAAAGGAAAGTCATAAGTATAACCACTACCTGCAAATATCTTTTCTATGTATTGCTTGGCAAATAAAGCAGGTCTAAATGTCATTACATTGTAATCTAATTTATCAGTACTTACATTACCATAATCAATCAATGGGTAGTAATATCCAGAGCCATAAGTTGTGCTATTAGAAGTTCCTCTTGCACCAGATACCTCCCAAGAAGCAGTTATATTCTCGTGAGTATATGTGTGGTTATAAAAGCTAAAGTCTAAGTCCTCTAGTCTATTATTGCCTAATGAAGAAATAAATCCACCTAGTTCACCAAACACACTACATTGGTATTCTATTGTCTTGCCATCTATTACTATCTCTAATATTCTTAATGTACCCTTAAAGACTTGTATCTTATCAATGAATATTCTGCATTGTGCAGACTTACTTGCATTAAAGTTATAGTTTACATTTGGTAGAGTATCATCTGTGAAGTTAGCATTACCTAAGTCAAAAACAAAGCCAAATATTTTGTTATTAATAGCAGTACCAGAGATATTAATTGTCTTAGAAAAAGAAGTATTTCTAGAGCCAAAGTCTACTATATCATCAATGCTATAGCTAAACTCTGTGCTTATATCTTGTAATAAATCTAACTTATAATCTTCAATGTATATCTCTGTGCTAATCATTATCTAAATTGGCTTGTTAAATATTTACCTACCTCAATATCTATCTCAAAGTTAAATAGCTTATCTGCGGTTTCTGTCTTGTATTGGTAATTTGTGCTAGAAATAGTTACAGGGAAGTATGCGCCTTGCACCTCCATATAAGTAATAGAACTAGCAAATAATTGTGCTAACCACTCATAGTCTTGCTCACTTACCCAATCTGATATTAAATGAAACATATCTTTATGCTGAATAGCATAGTTCAATGTTGATTCATTGTATTTATTGTAAACATCTATGTTAGTCATTTGGTTTCCAGATAGTTGGTATTCGTTTCTTCTATAAGATGCTCTCTTAACTTCTGTTGACCTTTTGTTAACTAATGCAAATTTCATAGTATCCCAACCGCCTAGCCTATTAAGAAAGTGCAGATTGTACTGCTTGTATTTAGGGTAACACTTTTGAACAAATTTTAACTTCCTAGATGTTGCTACCCCTCTTTTTAAATATACATTATAACCATAAGTATTCTCTGTAATTAATGTTGAACCTGCAAAGGTATTTATATGCGCTGCTTGACAATTAAATAAGTTCATCTCACCTGCTAGTGTAATATTACCACTTACAGTACTTAGAACCGCACCTGATTCGTTTACTACATCTACAAAAGCCGAGTAAGTACCGGCAGTAACTTTAAAGAATGTAGCAAAGAAATTATCTCCATACTCTATTGTAATATTATCAGTATCTCTTTCTGTTAGCCAATCATCTGTAAAGTTTGTTATAATTAAATTATCATAATAATCAGATAATACTAAAGGAGTATTGTTATTAACAAATAGAATGTCTGCAAACAATGGCTGATAATAGTTATAAGCACTTAACGCACTACTAACTAAGTTTAAGTTAGTAATTATGTTTCCACCGCTTACATATTCCTCGCCTATTTGTATTGTTGATGCTACTTTAATTTTATCGTTTGATGCAACTAGAATATAACTACCAGAAGGCTCAAAGTAATTAGATACATAAGCCCTTACTATTGGTGATGGGTTAAATACCCCATAGCTACCTTCGGCAGATGGAGCAGGGAATATCTTAGTTCTACTTACCTGGCTTCCGTTTACATAAACATCATAAACAAATTTAAACGAAGTTTGACCTACATTGTTTGAACTTGATACATACCATAAATCATCGTGCATACTGCTATAAGGAGCAGGGCTACTTTGTATTGTTATTGCCATTTGTTATTTCTTTACCTAATTGTCTAATTTTAATTTGAATGTCTTTACCTAATGCTGTTTGCATTACCTCGTAGAAGTTCTTACCGAATGTTTGCGTTGCTGCGTTGTCAAAGTAATGCGTTGACTTCATACCTTTTCTATGTATAGACCTGGCTACTACATAGGCTAAACTTTTTTTGCTATCTATTGCTTTTAGTTCAACTCCTAATTTATTATATTTCTTAACACTAACAGTCTTAAGTTTGTTATAAGTAAGCCACTTTTCTATTGGAGCAACAGGCACACTTTTTTTAGATGGGTTAAATTTGTAAGGTGTTTTGCTATCTGCTTTTTCATTCTTAGTTCCTTTTACACCTTTGTTAACAAAGTCAAAGTATTTAGATGCAGGTTCGCTTTTAGGGTAACCTAATGAAAGTGAATAGGTTGTACCGAACTTAGTAAATTGTAGTCTAATGTCATTGATGCTACCACCGGCTATTGAGTTATTAGCTTTTAAATTTGCTTGTGCTTGTTTAATAAAGTCAGCACCAAAGTCTTTGAGTAATTGTTCAACAACAGGTAACTGCCCTTCACTCATAGGCTTATCACCTAATGTGTTAAGAAATCCATCACCTAATGCCAATGCTTGTGCTTTGCTAATGCTCATAACAATAAATAGGGTTATGGCTAAAAATAACTAACCCCACCTTTTTAGGGGTAGGGCTAGCCAAACCAAAACCTATGTAAACATCTAACGAACCTTTTTTATCTGCTCATTGTCAAAGTCTGTCTTTGCTTTTAAGTAAGATAATATATTTAAACATTCCATTGTACTCATATCATATCCTTGCGTAACTGTGCAATTTTCGTAATCGGCAATAAGTTTGGCGCTATATTGCCATCCAAAATAGTGCATAAACTTTGAACCACCTCTCTCGCCTTGTCCTGGTTCGTTCCCGCTTGTATCAGTTTGTTCACCAAATAATCCTGTGAAACTTCTATCCAATTTCTGTATACTTGATAAAAAAAAACCAACGAGTGATATACGTCTGTGAATTTAGCCTCTAACATATCGTTAGAATATTCTTGATGCTTGCTAGCATCGTAGGGTTGGTCGAACCAGATACCAAACTTTCTTTTCTGTGGTATTACCATTGTGGCTGCTAACTTGTGTAAGTTTCCGTACAAGTCCTCGCTAAATACTTTGCTTTCAATATATCTGGCGAATGGCATCTTGTTCACATTGTAGTTAATCTTGTACCTCTTGCCCTTAGATATGCTTATATACTTCTTAGGAGTACCTACAATCGGCTCGTTTAGAAAACTGATAGACTTGCTTAGTTCTTTATATTGCTCCAAGGAAAGGCTATCTACTTGCATCTCAGTCATATTGTTAACTATTGCTACTAGCTTAACCTGTAAGTCTAAGTCTGTTGCCTCTTTGTCTTTTGTGTTAAGTGCAGTATAAATCTGTTGGTACTGCCATACACTTATTTTTTCCCACATAGGTCTTTGATTTTGCATAAAGATAGCATAATTAAATAGACTATACAAAATACCGGTACAGAAATTACAAAGAACTTAATGATTGCTAATGTCTCTTTCATTTGTTTTGTTTTAAAATATCCCTGCTCCCATAGGATAACCCACTAACAGTTATTAATTTTTAATTAAACAGGGATAGTAAGTTAAATATTTTCTAGGTATGCAGTTATAAGAAATACTACTACAATAATGATAATAGCTTCTAAGTTGTATCGTTTGTCTTGTTTCATAATAAAATGTGCGTTGTTCAGCCGCACCCCTGACTTAGTTGGGTTTGTTTGTTAAATCAAAGATAGGGTAAGATATATACACTTTCCAAACATTTTATAAACTATTTTTAGACTTTGTGATGAGTGGTAATAATCAATGATGAGTGGTAAACTACATAAAAGTATACCTACCATTACCCCTTTTCATATTGAAATTGTTCCAGGCTAAAGCTAATGCCATAACGCAGTCATCGTGAAATCCGCTAGGTGCAGAGTACTTAACCCCATTGGCGGTGAACTGATACTCAAACACTTGTAACTCATTTGTTATTGCTCCCTCTGGGAATCCTATTCTGCCTTGTTGTATGGCAGTTGAAAGACCCTCCATTAGCTGTTGCTTGCTTGAACTTGTAAACTTTAACCCCTCAATAGATATGCCATCTCGTTTTAAATCTTCTAGGATAGGGTCGCCTACTCCGGTGCTATCTACTAATATAGGGCATCTGGGTAGCCTTTTAATATTCTCCTTAGTGTTATGCCAATCCATTTGGTAGCGGTCAAAATAAGCCACGTTACCATTATTGTCAAGCCCTATTATAACTGTGTGGTCTACAGACTTTGCTAGGTCAATCCCAAATGCTACTATGGGTTGGTTGCTCATAGGCTTAATGCAATTAGTTATGAATTGGTTACCGAATGGGTTAGCACTATTCTCACTAGGGTTAGCCATATACTCTTGCTCAAACACTACGTTTGGCAGTTGCATCCTAGCCTCATCTATTTCCATTGGGTCTATGTGCGGATTGTCGTAGCTAGTAAACTTAAACGAAGCCCAATCATTTTCGCCTGCCTTCATAAATAGGCTATAAAAATAGTTCTTACCTCTAGGGGTTGAAAGGAATATTGCCTTGCCTTTGTAATCTGTTAGGGTAGGTCGAATACTATTTTGCCACCCTGATTCAAGTTCTGGTATAAATGAAGCCTCATCTATTATTACCAGGTGGAACTTTCTACCTCTAAGGTTATCTAATCTTTCACCTGTAAAGAATTCTATTTGTCCGCCATTGGGAAAGTCTATTTTAAGGTCAGACTTGTTTTTAGGCAATTCTAGGCTATCTGTTAGCTTACCAAAGAAAACCTTAGCCAAACCATAAGTAGGGGTAATATAAGCCACAGAAAAGCCTTTAACCGCGTATGTAACTGAAAGTATCTGGGATAGTTCCGACTTGCCAAATCTTCTACCGCACATCACCACTCTAAAACGTTTGTCGCATTCTAGTATCTTTTGTTGGTTTATGTGTGGGGTTGGTAGAAATATCTGCATTAAAGAATGGTTTTACCATCTACAAAGATAACCTCTATTTTATTATCTGTTTTAATATCCATCTGTTCTTTAGGCTTACCATAAACTCTCGTAAGTAAAGTATCTAATGAATATAGGCTACCTTTTTGTAGGCTCTTGTTCATTGCACCGGCAATAGTTTTTTCTAATATTGTTGCCTTTGGATTGTCAAATACAGATTTTAATTCAGCTACATCCATTGACATCATTACCTGGATTGTATCGTTTATTTCGCTTAGCTTATAGCCTTGTTCTTTAAGTAAGCTGACATATTTTCTAGGTCTGCCATTCGGATTCCTTATCTCACCTTTTTGTACAGGTATTAAATTTTGTTCGTTTGCCATATGTTCTTATTTATCTCTTTGTTATTACAAAGGTATTCCGTTCTTCTTGATTTCCAATGTTGGGTCAAGTTTACGCATCCTATCCACAATAACTTGGCAATACTTAGGGTCTAATTCCATACCATAGCATTTGCGTTTAAGTTGATGTGAAGCTATCATTGTTGAGCCACTGCCTAAAAATACATCTAAAACTAATCCATCATCAGGGCAACTTGATTTAATTGCTCGTTCGCATAATGGTATAGGTTTAGGAGTTGCGTGTCCACCTTCATCTCCTTGTCTTAAATGCCTATCAAATTTCCATACATTGTTAAAATTATCGTGTATATTATTGAAAAAGGCACGGGTAGAATAATATTCTTTTTTAAGTTCCTCATATTCTTTTTTAAGTTCCTCATATTCTTTTTTAAATGCGTCTATATTATTTTCAATGCAATTATTTCTCCAGCTATCATAAGTTTCTTTAGTAGGCATCATCCATTGACTTTTATCAAACCAATGACAACCACTTTTTTCGCTATGACCTGCTAGTTTTTTGCAATCCTTAATAGTAAACTTTGCTTTATTTTTTTCTTCATCTAAATAATTAACAATGCTATCCCAACCATTAAAATAATTATCTGCATTATTATTAAATCCTTGTACTCCCATCATAACAAATAAACATTTTTCGTCTGCTATTGCATAGCTTCTTGTATTCTCTGAATTTTGACCTTGTCCATGTCCTTTATCCCAAGTAATTAAGTTTCTAAATGTTGCCTTTTGTTCTGCAATATATGGCTTTAATATTTCGCTATAAATATCCATTAATGGTTCATCAATACCCCAACAATACCAACTTCCGTTATCTTTTAAATACATAAATTGTGTATCAATCCATTCACTATTAAAATCAAGTAAATCTGAATAGTTTAAATTATCATTTAAAACTCCTTCTTTTTCTTTCTTCATTCCGTATGGTGGGTCATTATGTGCCATATCTGCCTTTTGTCCGTTCATTAGCTTTGCCACTTGGTCGCTATCTGTACTATCCCCACATAGCAATCTGTGTTCACCTATTTCAAATAAATCCCCTAAAACTATATCTGTTTCAATACCTCCGTCTGGTACTGAAAACTCATCTTCTTCCGCTTCTAAATTGTTTACATCAAAGTTAGGTATATCTAAACCCCAATCAGTTATTTCCTGTGCATCCCAATTATTAGCTAGGTCATCCCAATCCCATTCGCCATATCCTACATTATCTTTAACTATAAATTCCTTTTGTTTTTGTTCATTCCAATCTACTATTTGTATAGGTGCTTCTTTCCAACCTGCTTCCTTCATTGCCTTTAATCTCATATTGCCACCTAAGACAATTATATCTTTATTAACTACAATAGGTCTAACATTAGCCATCTCTGGGAATGATTTAATACTTTCTACTAACTTCTTAAACTTATCATCCTTAATAATTCTAGGGTTATTAGGGTTAGATTTAATGTCATTAATCTTAACGACCTTGACCTCTGTAGTTGCGTTCTTTTCTGTCATTTTTATTGTAGGATTTTTTTGCTTTTCCGTTTTTTCTTTTTCCAAATGAAACTTTGGTTACATCGTTTTTACCTTTTGCCATCTAATTTATCTTTATGTTTCGCTTTTAAATATTCCATATGTGTTTTAGTATCCCCCATTACAACGTGGCAATGCCTACATAATGCCATTAAATTCTCTATCGTATCTAGCTTTTTAGTACCACCCATTCCTCTAGCTTCTATATGATGTATGTCTACAGCCCTAGAACCACAAACCTCACAAGGTATAAACTCATCTAGGATGTAACCAAAATGGGAACAATATACTTTAGTGTGATTTTTAATTATCTATTTCTTTTAGTTTATTAATTGCCCATTCAATACCAGAAGTGCCACCCCAACAATCCCACATCAAACCACCACAACCTTCTGAGTATGGTACATCTTTATTTTGTTGATGTCTTTTAAATGAAGCCATCCTTGCTATAGTATCTCTTGAAATATTTTCTTTATTAGCTAATTGGTTTGCTCTTGCTTTACCTACTGCTGTTCCACATTCACCCCATCCATTTTCTTCTACCCATTTTAAAGCCTTCTTTGCATTATTAGTAGCAGATTGTGGATAGTCATTATAAGTTTCTTCAAATTCAAACTTAACTCCTCTTGCTTTTGGTAATGCATTTACTTCTTTTATTACATCAGGATTATTATCGGTATGTATTTCTATTCCAAGTGAACTAACTTTTTCTACTTTAGCTTTATTAGAACCTGTTGCATAAACTCTATCACTAGGTATGCCTAAGTCTCTTGCAATTCCTAGCATTGATTCTTTATCACCTCTAGCAGATATAATATAAACTAAATTACCTTGTGCTATATCTCTTTTAGCTTTTTCTTTGCCTATATCTGTACTTAACACTCCATCATAATCGTAACTTACTTTTTTACCTGCGTATTTACCACTTGCTAAAATAGCAGCCCATACTTCGGCAGCCTTTTCTTGTGTATCATATATACAAGAACCTGTTCCAATTCGATATTTTCCGTTGCTACATTTAATTACTGGCATTTCCTATTAATTTATTATAAATAGCAAAACGTTTGTTATTTATGGTGTGCAGGTTAAAATTGGTATTGCAGTATTCAAATAGCTTTTGTCCGTATTCAATCCTTGCAGCCTCATCATTCACTAATAGCTTAATCCAATAATACCAATCTTGTTGGTTGTTTACATAGCAGACAGGCATATCTTTATAAGGATGTACGTTGCTGACAATGGCAGGGTTTCGCTTTGCTGCTGTTTCTAAAACCTTAAGGTTTGATTTCATTGAGCCAAACTTATTTTCTACTAAAGGAATAATACTAATATCTGAATCTGCATAAGCACCCATATACTTACTTATTTCTGCGTAGTTATAAATAGTAGGATTTAACTTTAAGCCATTGGTAAATACTCCTATCATTCTATCCCATAGATGTTTTTCGCCATCATTATATCCTGCGATTACAGTTCTTACAGGAAAATTAATCTTCTTCATTGGGTTGCGTAATATATCTAAGTCAGGAACGTGAGTACCAGAGCCTGCCCAAAACAATCTAACTAATTCAGATTCTAGTTTGTCATCCTGGAACTGCTCCTCGCCATAAGGTAATGCGTTTGGTAATATCTCTACATTCTTATTGTACTTATAAATCTCATCAGCTAATCTTTCGTGTGTACAAGTGCAAAGGTCTGCTATACTAATAAAGTCTGTTATTCTTTTAGTTACATCACTATTCTTATATCTATCTGCTAGTATGTGTGATGGTGGTAAAATCCAATAGTCATCATTGTCTACTATTAACTTAAAGTTGTATTTCTTTCTCATATCCTCTAGCATCTTTACTTCTGTGTATGCTAGGAATCTATTAAATAAAACTATATCATAATTGTTATCTATTACTGCTTCGTTTATTACATCTGTAATCATACAATAGTCTTTCTTCATATTAACTAATGGCATCATAATTCTATGATAACCAACTCCGCTAAACTTACTTGTAATTGCTAATATTCTCATAAAGGGATGTAATATGTTTTAGTGCCATCTGTGTATGCTTGAACGTTTCTATTGTGTAAATCCCAGGTCTTTTTAACTAAGTCCATCTTGTTATAACCATAAGCATCTATGCCATTCTGTTCAATGTGTGTGGCTTTTATATTTGCAATGTATTTAGTTTGCAATCCGGCTGCCCTTACCCTAGTACAGTAGTCTAGGTCTATTGCTCCGTATGGGTCTAGTTCTTCATTGAACGCACCTACTTTTAGTAATGCCTCTTTGCTTATTGTAAAGTTACCTATTAGGTCTAAGCTATCACCATTGAATCCACCTAAAGGTATTGAGCAAATGCCTATTCTTCTATCTTGCATAAATTGGTTTCTTATGTTTAACCAATTATCTGGTTCTAATATATCATTAGCCATTATGGTAACATAATCAATATGCTCAAAGTTTAATAACCTTAACCCTTTGTTAATAGCTTTTGATATACCTTCTTCGTTAATTAAAAGTTTACAATTAATATCTTGACCTGCTCTTTCTATATTACTAGCAAAAGTTTCGGAGTTTTTATTTTCGTAATTCAAATAAATTATTGCGTTCATCGTGGTTTATTTTCTCCTAGTTTTCTAGCAGGTACACCTGCGTATTTTGTATATGGTTCGCTTTCGCCTTTAAAGAATGCACTTGCACCTATCATACATCCTTCTTTAATATGGCTATATTGATGTAATACTGCGTTTAAACCTATGTTTGAATTTTTATCAATAATAGAATGTCCGCCAATCTTTGCACCACAGCTTATAATAACATTATCATTTATTTTACAATCGTGTCCTATATGTGCGTGTTTCATTATAAAACAATTATCAGCTATATAAGTTATTTCTTCTGTACCTGCATCAATAGTAACTAAGCCTGTGATTATATTATTATTTCCAATTAAAACTTTACCATAAGGTAAACTCCAATACTTTTTATGTTCTGCAGGGTCACCAATTATACAATAAGCACCGATGTAATTGTTATCCCCTAGTACAACGTTGTCGCCTATAATAGCGGTTGGATGAATGAAGTTAGCCATTTTTTTTCTTTTTAATTTTTATAATAGGTTCAATGTTTTCTATTGGTAAACTTTCGTAGTATCTATATAATCTTAATATCAAATCCATTCGGCAAGCACCACACCAGATTGTTAAAATGAATCCTGCATCAACATATTTTTTATAAATATCTTCATACCTTCTAAGTATAGAAGCATCTATATCTCTTATAAAACCACTAACAGCAGTTTCGTAATTATTGTAATGTTCTTTTAAAAATTCTCTGTGTTCTAGTTCCATATTTTATTCATTAAGGTTTCAATAATAGCACCTAAGAATCCAGAGATAAATACAACACTTGCTATATCTACAACTAATTTAGGTGACAAATATAATACGACCCCAACCCACGCAGCCAAACAACTTCCACAACTGAAAGGCTTGAAGTTGAGTTTCCATTTTCTATGAAGGTTGTGGATAACAATAAAAAATAATGATGTACAGACACTTGTAATAATAATTTGAATCATTTCCTAATATGTTTTTTTAGTTCGTTTTTAGTTTGTTTTAATGTTCTTATAATACTCATATAAGGTATTCCTGTTTTTCTACTTAATTCCTTTGCGTTCTTATTAAACTCAAAAGTATATAAGTTTAGTATCTCTTTTTGATACCAATGTAATTTTTCTAAGCCACACTCCATTACATCAATAATACTATTTTGTTCTACCTCTGCTATATCATTATCTTCGTATTCTGTGTAGTTCCTATATTTTTTCCAAAACTGACTTCTATCACTCTTAATCATATTCAGCATAGTGCGTACTATATAAAACCTTATCTCTTTTCTTTCGTACAATCCAAATAATTTATCTTCATCCATTTCAAGTAAAACCATAAAGACCTCGGCTTTTAAATCTTCTTGTAACTCCTCTGGTTGCATTTTTTCAAATGCCTGGTTTACTTCTTCGTTAAGCCAATATTCTTCAATGATTTTATTTTTGACCATTCTACTAAAGTAGGTTTGTTATCTACTTCTGTGCAAATATAGACTAAACTTCCACAATTCCAACAATCAGAAAATCTTTCAAATTGTTCTTTGCTTATTTTATCTCCCAATTTTTTTATTTCAACCATTACATATTTACCATCTTCGTTATAGCCTTGTAGGTCTGCCCATCCTTTTTCAATAGTACCTTTGCGCTTTCCGTATGGAATATTATTTACTCGATTAAGTCTAACATTAAGATAACCTAAATTTAACTTTGCCCACTTTGTAAGGTCGTTTGCTGATATATCCATAATTTGTCGTAAAATTCTTTTGTAAATAAAATTCTGTTATGATTGTTTTTTAAATCTTGTATAGATAAATAGCAGTCCTTATAGTTATTAGTATAGCACCATTTCCTAATTCCGTATTCTAAATATTTAACCTGATAAACTCTCAAAGTATCTTTTTAAAGCTAGTTTTTTACATTGAGAATCTAAATATGTATCATCCTTTATTAGTTTGCTAAATTCCTTCCCATCTAGTACACTCATTTTGTTTAGTCTGTACTGATTATCTAGTCTAACAGTCTTGATAATTTCAAGCATTTCGCTAGGCTCAAACTTTAGTTTTCCATCCTTTAGTAAAATTCCGAATACCTTGTCTGCGTTAAAAACCCTATTAAAGTCATTCCTAGCCGATTCTAGCCACTCTTTTTGTGAGAATAAGACAATCTCCTCATCAGTTAATTTCGGTGGCTCAATTTCCTTTAAAATAGGTTTAACCATTTTTCGTACCTCATTAGCTTTTTTTGTGTATGCGTACATAACCTGGCCTATAAACTTTGGGCTAAACTTTTCGTAGTGTTCTGTTGAGCAGTCAATCTTTCCTTGTACTGCCATTTTAAATGCTATTCTAAATTCCTGTACGGTATATTTTGGATAACTTGTACGTATAAAATCTTCTATAACTACCATTTCTTGCTTGTCTGGATAATTTTTAAATCCTAGCAAAGTGAATATGTATGCTAAATTTTCTTTTAAAATTATTGGTGAAACTAAGTTTAGCTTATCCCCATTAAAACAACTAAGTATCTCATTATCAGCTATTGACCCACTCGGCAAGGTTTTCCATTCTTGAAGTACTTGCAGCGGTTGGGCTAAATGTTTTTGAATTTCCATAAGTTTTTTTATTTTTTAACCAAGTATTTATTCTTCTTTTTGAATCAAAGAACTTTTCTAATTCATATCGCAATTTACCATTTTTATTAGGTTCAGTCCAATATTCTAAAAAATCATTGTAAGAATCTGTTAATTGTTCTTTATATTCTTCTATCATATTTATAAATAATTCTTTAGTATTTAATTTACTTTCATTTTCTTTTATTTCTTTTTCTTTTCTTTTATTTGCATTACCCTTCCCAATGGCCACCCCATTAGCCTCCCCATTTTTCCATCTACTTATAGCACCATTTTTACCACTTTGGCTTAGTTTTTCCCTTAATCCAAGATGGTCATTTAGTCTATCTGACCAAAATTCACCCTCATTAATACTAAATAAATCAAACTGAGTTATAACTCCTTTAACTTTTGTATCACTTGATTGCATTTGCATAGCCAATATAGGTATTAAATCTAATGGCATTTTACCTCCTGCATCGGCTAATTTTTCAATTAAAAACCAATAGATACCATAACCTTCCATCCCTAATTGATGCCTTAAAAAAAGCACCTTTGTATCGTTAGCTGCGTTATAATCGTGGCTAAAATAATAAGATTTGTTTTTCATAATATATTTTTTAAAATAATTTTTGTTGTAAAGATATATCTGAAATTCTTTTATTGGCAATATCTAAATATTCTTTACTCATTTCACTACCAATAAAATTTCTATTATTCATTATAGAATGTATAGCTGTTGTACCACTACCCATGAAAGGGTCATATATTAATCCACCTTCAGGACATCCTGCTAAAATAGGTTTAGTTATTAAATCAACATTATAAGATGCAAAATGTTTTAAAGAGGAAGGTCTAGTATTAACATCCCAAAAATCTGATACAGTTCCGGGATTTTTACCTTTTAATTCAAAATCATTATCATTTACAAGTCTATCTTTTATTATATCTAAATCAAAGTAATATTTTTTAGACTTTGTCATTAAAAAAATGTACTCGTGTTTTTTAGTAAATCTATCTGTAACAGGTTCAGGCATACCATTTCTTTTTGCCCATATAATATCATTTCTCATAATCCAACCTCTATCAATACATCCAATAGCAAATCTATGTGGTAATAATAATAAACACTTTTCAGCAATTTCTTTAGATTTTTGTTGTTGAAATCCTTGTCCTATTATATTTTTTTTTGAAATAGAACGGACATTATTATTTTCTTTTGCTCTTTCTAATCCTCTAATACCTCCTGATATTGTATTATATGTATCTCCTAAATTAATCCAACAAGTTCCTGTTGGCTTTAAAACTCTATAAATCTCATCCATCATTTCCCACAGGTGTTCAAGATATTCATTGAATGTTGGTTCTAATCCCCATTGGCCATTATACCCATAATCCCTTAGTTGCCAATATGGAGGTGAGGTTATTACACAATCCAAAAAATCATTTGGCATTTTTTTTAATGTATCTAGACAAGATTCATTATATATTGTATTTATTTTCATAATAAAAATAGGGTTTGGAATTCCTGCTAGTCGCATTAGCAGTTCATCCTCCCCCTAGTATTGTTGTTAAACTATATGCGACATAGTTATTATTTAATTCTGTACAAAGGTAATAAATTTTTTGATTTCATCCTCAATTTCATTTATTTTATTTTTATACCATTGCTCAGTCTGTATTAGGTCTTTGGCGGTAGCTACGTTATAATGAACTGTAGTATGGTCTTTTACACCTATGTAAGGAGCAATCTCAGATAAAGATAAATTAGTATGCTTCCTTAATACATAAGCCGCAGCTTTCCTGGCAAAAACTGTGTTTTGCAGTCTATTCTTTTGCAATACCTCTGTATCAAAAATATCCTCTACTAAGCCAATTAACTTTTTTACAGTCAATTTATTCTCATTTATTTTTGGCTCATCTTTGTCAAGAATATTATAAGCTACCAGAGTGCTTTTTAATTTTTTTAAATTACTCTTTTGTGCTTGATAATAATCTAAGATGTTTGCTTCTATTGTTTGCATAATTAAAATGGTAAGTCAGATTTAACCAATGGTTGATTTTCTTCTTTTGGTTTAAAATTATCCTCGTAGATTTGGTAATCTGGATGTTTACTTTCTGTCTTGTAAGTGTTAACCCACATAGAATATTTTTTATCTTCAATAGTAAAGCTAATTACTTCGCCTTTAGCAGTCTGCTTTTTCCAAGCGCCATACTTCTTTTTAACTTCTGACATTAGTTTTTATTTTTTAAAAGTGAATATTTTGCAACATATTTAGTGTTACGTTTCGTTCCTACATTAACAATATCTGTTTTAATGTTATGCCCTTCATCTCTAAGGTTAAATACTATTGCAGCTAATCTTAATGTACCATATTTTCTTAATGCCACTAATGGTGTAAGCGGTTCTTTTTTAAGGTGATTAAGCACCTGGGTTTGTTGACTCATTTTTGTTTTTTAATTTAGAAAAATTGTATTGATTGTTTAAAGAATATGAATTATCAGTATGATTACTACGATAATTACTAGATACTTTTAGCTTATTAAACCACTCTTGTTCGGTTAATTTCTTATCCGGTAAAGCTATTCTACTTATTTTGATTCCCCAATTATTTTCCATATTTATATTTTATTTAATTGTTCATCTTCTATTGCTCTTTCTGTTTCTTCATCTAACTTTTTTTCTTCTGGTGTCGCTTCTTCTTCTTCATCTTCTTCAAAATCACAATGTTCCATACACTCAGGACAAATGCCTACTTCCTCCATATCGGTTTCTGCTCCGCAGCAAGTTGAGTATCCCATTGTTATTTAATTTGATTTTGATTAATAGATTTTAAAGCCTTATTGTATTGCTCTATAGAAGTTATAGCACTTATCTTGATAGCTACCTTTTGCTTCATATCCTCATCCCAGGTAGTGCCTTCAAGTAAAGATATTAACTCCATTCTTTTAACCTCGCCTACTTCATCCTTATGCTCATTATTAGCATCTGCATCTTTTGTATCATCAATGGCAAATAAACCATTTAGAGCATACTTTCGTGCGTAAGATGAAGCTGCACCTGTAATCTGTGCTGCATCCATTCCCTTTTTTACTTCTTCTTCTCTAGCCCAACCACATACCGAGATGTGGTCATCTGTGCCATCTAATAGAGTTGCTGTAGCCTTAATGTAGATTCTATCACCTACTTGTACTACTTCATCACTTACTACCAGAGCAGTTCCGTATTTATGTAAAATAGGTTTTACTGCTTCAATAATGTCCTCTGCGCTTCGGTACTTGTATTTGCCGAAGTTGTTTGTTTGACCTTTCGGTGCTTTTAATTCTGCTTGAATTTTTACTAAGTTCATTTGTTTGTTTTTATAATTTATAATTGATGTTCTTCAAATACCTCTGTCATATCACTTAACCTAATAAAAGGTCTAGCTACTTGTGGCTCTACTTTAGCATCTGGATATTTAACTTTATAATATTCGCTAAATTCATCCTTAGCTTTTTCGTACATTATATAATACTCTGCCTTAAAAAATTTATGGCAGTTCTTATATTTCCATCTCCAATAGTCTAGGTTGTCACCTAATTTCATTAATTGATAGTCCATTAGTCAATAGTTTTAGTTTCTAAAATTGTTTTTACAGGTTCAAGACTTCCGCCATTTGAAAGTACAGTAAATCTTTCATAGGCAATATCTTTGTCATAATGCCCTGAATCACTTACATAAGAACCATCAATGACTGTAAAATACCACATTTTGTTGTTATCATAATGTGCTGTCTGTTGAATAAATTCTACTTTTTTCATAATTTTTTTAGTTTGTTTATGAAGCAAATCTACATCATATATACATACTATCCAAATATTATGCACTAATTTTTACATAATATTATAAGCGGTAAATATCAAGGATAAGCGGTATTTGTCCGATATTTTGTCCGGACAGATAACCGGACATACTAAAGAATTTAGTTAAATGCTGCCATCTTGTAAGGGCAGGTCTATTGTATCATCTATTTTTCTATAGCCTTCTTGCCATAGAATTTTAGTCAGAATTATGCTTTTTCTGATAATAGTTTTTTCGCAATCTTTAGGGTTTGTAAGGTGCATTAACTCGTGTATTAAAATTTCCATAGCCTTTTTTCCACGCAGCCTTTCATCAATCTCTATTACCCCATCACTAGAAGAAATTCCGTAAGCCTGTTGCTTACCAAGTTTTCTATATATGACTTTAATTTTCACGACTTTAAAAGTGCCTCATCTGGTCTTTCAATCTCCTTTACAACCATCTTAGTACCGCCTCTAATCTTGGCTAACATTCTACTAATTTCACTTTGCAAATCACATACTTTCTCAAACTCTTTAACTAACCAACTCTCTTGTTCTTGTATTGTCATTTTGTTAAATCCCTTTGGTGTTTTCATTTTGTTTAGTTTTAATTATTTTCTTTAAATAAATAGCTAAGTCTAAGGCTTCCTCGTATGCGTGTTGTAGCCATTGTTCTTCGGTTAGGTCTTTCCTATCCATCGTTGTACCATATTCTAGTTTGCCCTTCTCTTCTCTATATAGCAAATCATCAATAATTGAATACATTAGTTTACTCATTTGTCAGTTTTTGTGTGCATTTTAAAACAGGTCTTACATATAAATTGAATCTTTTTAACTCCTGATGCTGTTGTTCTTCTTTTATTTATAACAATATCATCACTACCACATTCTGGGCAACTGCCTCTATCCTGGCCGAATATAACTCCATAATGAGTTTTAGCCGGTATGTGATTGTTCAATGCTTTATGTACTTGCTCTAATAAAACAACATCTTGAATGCAATAGTCAATCATTGTATTCATAGCCTTTTTACAATTTTTAAGCATAATATCTTTCCACAAATCAAAGTTTGTATGATTCTTTTGTCCTAGCCCTAAGAACTTACCAATGTAGTCTAGTCTGTTTGAATTGAATCTAAATTTAGACCTAGCTACCTTTAATGTATCTATTGTATTATATGTAGGGAACATTTGTATATTGTGAAACAAGCATCTTGTACGAATCCAAGCTAAGTCAAACTTGTCGCCATTATGCCCTACTAATTCATCAGCAGTATTTGCAACATTAATAAACTCTTGTAATAACTTTTTGTCATCTTGTTTGCTATCCCATTGCAGGTAATATACATCTTTGTCATCTTCCCACTTATAACAGATGCAAATTACTGCTCTTTCTTTTATAATGTTTTCTGTACCAATTTGTAGTTTGTAACCTGATTGCCAAAATAAACCCACATTTGCCGAAACTTCAATATCAAAGTATAGCCTTCTGCGTTTTGTTTTTAACATTATATATTTTTGTAGTTAGTTATTCCATTTAGTTTTGTTGCTTTTAATACCTGCCTTCTGTGTCTATCTGAGTAAGAAACGTGAACCCAATCTGGGTTTTTATCATTTCCAAACTCCCAAATTAATTGGTCAAAAGGTAGCTTATCTTTTATGTAATAAAATATTTCTTCGTTTTCAACTCCATAGGTAGTGCCATCCATATCTATATCTATTGCCTGACCTAGACTATGCTGTGAGGTTTTGCTACTGCCCTTAATGGCTGCATTCAATTCTGCTGACCTATATCCACTAGAAATTAAAATAGGGCATCTAAAATTAACTCTAATAGGCTCAAAGATATGTTCTGCTAATAGCTTCAAGTTTGCTATATGCTCTGGCGGTGGCATATTACTAATGCCATTGCGCTTTGCCGATTCACTACGAATTAACTCGGCTAAGCTAAGATGTTCTGAAATTTGCATATAAGTCTTTTAATGGTTATAAATCCAATTAAAACCCCTAATAAAGCCCAAAACCGACCTCTCCACTTATTGCTAGTCTCTTTATTCATTTGCGCGTTGACCTTGTAATATCGCACAGAATCAAGCGCTATCCCTATTGCTCGTGTATCTACCACAAAGCCTGTGTGTATTTCTTTTACCTTAACTGTCTTAACTATAGTTTTAGCAGCCTCTTTGATTGTTATGTATTCTTTGCCATTAATAGTAACTGTATCTCTTTGATAGTTAGTAATGGTATCAGTAAGTAAGGTAGTGTCATATTTAGTTATTAAGGTTGTATCGTTCGCACAAGGTCTAGTTTTTTCTAGTTCTCTAAATACTCGTTCGCTGCTTTCTTTATCGTTTAATACTCGTTTCTCTGCCTTCCTTATTGGGTTACAGCCTAGCGCGAATACTAAAAATATTAATAACAATTTATTTGCCATACCTTTTATCTAATGGATTTAAGAAATTAATGATAATAGGCAAAATTGAGATAATGCCGGCATTTAAACAATCTTTCCATGTTATTAAATAAATATCTCCTTTCATTACAATCATTGTTAAGACTGCTGAAACAAAGACTTTTACCCAAGAACCATAAATACTATTTAGAAACTTCATCATTTTTTACTTTTTTAGTTGCATTATAATAATAACGAATAGCCATAATACCAGAAAAAATAGCGACTAAACCTGCTATCATTGTTATTATAGGCTGTACTTGTGTGATTGTAATTGTAGCCGCAGTCATTGAAACTCCGGTATTAATTAAGGCATTACTGCTATCCTGTGTCATCTAATCTTCTTTTAAATTTACGACTTTAGCATCTTCTTTAGGATTTTGCTCTGCATTTAATTTACCCAAAAACTGCAATAATGGTAAGCCATAAGCAGTTGGAATTGTGTTAATAAATGCTTCTAGGTCTTTTAATTGTTGTTCATTGATTGTTATCATATATATATTTTTTTTACAAATGTATGTATTATTATTTATTTGTAGCTACTTTGATTCTAGTTTGATTAATCTATTAGATAGTTCTTGGATGGTTTGGTTTTGCTCTTGAATAGCTTTGGTTAATACCGCAGTTAAGTTACCATAAGACAAACCTTTCATTCCTTTATTATCTGTTGTTACCAATTCTTTTATTACTTCTTCAACTTCTTGTGCTATAAAACCAATTTGCTCTAAATCATCGTCTTTCATTTTATAGCTTCTTGGCTTTAGCTTTAATACTGTATCTAGCCCATATTGAATATTAATAATATCTTTTTTAATAGATATGTCAGATGCGCTTTGCCAAACACCAGCATTTGTTAAACCACCTTGATTAGAGCCATTAAACCAATACATATAATTACCATTCATATAACATTGCCTATAATTGCCGCCGTCATAAACTGCCATACCAATAGCGTCTAAAGCTAATCTTGCAGAAGCAGGATTAGAAGTCAAACCAATTAATGCCATACCCCCACTTGTAATACGCATTCGTTCTACATCACTTGTTCTAATAATTATAGCATTGGCAGTTTTAGAACTTAAATAAACTTCACCATCAGCTGCTAATTCTCCAATTACTGCATTAGAAGAACCTTTAACAGTAACATAAGCTGAGCCACTTCCATTAACTTCTAAATTTTTTGTTCCGTAAGCGGTTGGACTACTTGTACCAATACCTACATTACCTGCTGAGTCAACTAAAAACTTTACACTTGCAGAACTTCCACCATAAATATAAAAGCTATTAGGTGCTATTGAAGCACTACCACCAAATCCAATATCATAACCATACCCTGTT